AAAGCCTTGTAAATATCGCGCAGGTCTTTTTTATTGTAGGCGATTGTTTCACTTGCCATACCTCTGCTCCAATACTTCGATAGCTGTTAAAATGTCGTCTGAATCAACCCATTCGCTCATTGGAATTTGTGTGGCTAATGCCAACTCAACCAATAATCTGTTTAGGCTTCCTGCTGGATGACTTTTGGGTTTGCATCACCGACTATTACATCGCCGACTGTTTCCATCCAAGTATCAAATGGTTTAACTGGCTTTCCAGCAGCTTCCCGCTTGTGTGCGTTGTATGCTAAAAACATTAGATCCCACATACCAAGTTTTTCTTTTGCTTGGCTTATGGTATGACCAGTTTGCTTTTCCCATTTAGCCCACTCAGGTGGTTGGGCAATATAAGTTGCTTGCTCACCTGAGTTATATTCAATTGTAATTGGTAACTTCATTTGTTTGCTCCCGTTTGTTTATTGATTAGAACGCTTCTGTTGGCACTCCGATTACTTGGAATGATAAAGATACAGTTTGCGCATCTGGTGCAGTTCCACCAGCTGATGGCCACATTGGCAATACTTGAAAAGTAAATACTGCACCTGATGTAGCTGTGAAAACTGTGCTAATTGCTGTATCTGGTGCTGACTCAGCAACGCCCCATAGAATCTCGCATAGAGATCCAGTTGCGCCCCAGTCGGCTAACATTTCAACTTCAAATGTGAAATTGTTATCAGTTACCTTAAAGACTTTTCCGTCTAGTGTCTGATATGTCTGGCGATCCATCTCACCAGTAAGTGTTGCGGTTGTTGCTTGTGCATCGAAATTATTACCGCCAATAGTGAAGGTAATATCTCGACCGGTAATAACTGTCGTTGGCATTTTTCTCCTTAGATTGTTCTCTGGTAATAGGTGCTAACTCTAACATCTGCAATAAGCAAAGTTGATGCTCCTACTTGTGTAACTGTTGGTCTTTCAACCGAACTGACAATGTAGCCTGCTGGAATAACTGCCAGAACACTAATTACTAACTGCTCGATATTGTCGAGTGATGCAGGATTGCTATTATAGGCAACTGCAACTGTGATGGTCATATTGACCTTAGCGCGAATGTTTGATTTGCTGATTGTTTCAAATTCTAGGTATGGTGAATCCGGCACAACTACAACAGCTGGCGGGATTACTGTTTCAGGCACAAATGAATAAACATTTCCAGCAACACTTGCCAAAGCAGTTGCTAAAGGTGTGCGAACTTGTTCAAGGATTGTCTGATTAGGCATTATTGAGCAATTCCCTCAGTATCTACATAAGGCCCAAGAATTCCAATTACTCTTGAATATAAACTGCGACCCATACGATATGGAGTTGCTGTAAAATCTACTCCTTCGATTTGTCCGCCTGCTGCGACTCTTGATTGAAAGATTTCGACTGAAATAACATAAACTGCTGATTTAATAGATTCGTTTCCAACATAAGTTGATGCTGAAGTAAGAGTCGCGCTTCCAGATGGAATAACATTTGCTTCTGCGACATCGGCATTAGTGATTGCAGCTTGGAAGGTATATGATCCAAGATCTGAGTCAAGTACTGTTCTTGTTCCATTGTAAGGGCTTCCGCATCCTGCGATAACGACTGATTGTCCGGCTGTGAATTCATGAACACCTAGTGTAGTGAAAGTAGCGACATTATCGTTTAACACTGTCTTTTGAATTGGGCTTTTGAATGTAACCAACATTGGCAGAATAGTGTTTTCTGCTGTATCAATAATTCCATTTAAGTAACTGTCTGAATACAAGGCAGATGACACGCCTAATACGGCTCTCAACTCTGATGCTGAAATTATACTAGGCAAGTGTCATCTCCTTACTCCCATTAATGGATGCCTAGGATCGGGAGCAACCCTAGGCACTCAGTTAAATTAGGCTACTGCTAGCTTGCGGAATGCGGTTGGGTAGCGATTAACTACGCAAACATATCCGTAGATACCAATTTCAATGCGTCCGTTTGCAACGATATTGGCACGAAGTTCTACTGTGCCACTCTCGTGGAATCGCATTGCTTGTGATGGATAAACCAAGGCATGCTTGGCGTTAGCATCATCACCTGTGTAGTTAGGACTTACAACTAAATCAAGTCCAGCAACTGTGCCGTTTGTTGATCCTTGTGTAATCACGCCGGCAGCATTTTGTGGTGCTGCTGCTGCAAATAGTGGACGGCTATCGGCTGTTGCTGCAAGTAATCCAGCAAAGTCAATTCCGTTTGTTCCACCTGAAGGAGCAACCAATAGTCGGTTAGGTGTAAAGCGCATTACGCCATAGGAATCAGAAATTCCATCAACGATTGATGCGTAGATTGATGCGCCAGTTGATGCACTTGCATTCTGTGATGCAATTTGTGCAGCATATTGATCGGTCTTTTGTGCATAAGATGCAGCTAACTCACGAACCAATAATTCTGCGAATGCTGGGTCTGAACGATCAAACAACTCAACATTTACAACATTTGCTCCAGCGAACTTGACGATTGTGTCCTCTTGGAATGTAACAGCGGTGTCAGTTGATGAAAACTCTGAACCTTCTGAAGTTACTGCAACAGTTGCTTGTGTGCCCAACTTAGGTGTGAAAATTTTCATTCCTGTTGCTGGTAGTGGTGCTCGCTCAATTGAATCGATAAATGGACGGCTTGTATCAATTATGCCGATTAGATCACGCAAATAGTTTGGTGGAACAGTTCCGGTGTTCTCAGAAACTGTTGCAATTTGTAATGCTGCAAGTAGGTCACGAGCATCATTGTCGCCACCCAATGCTTTAATTTGTGCGTTTAGATATTGTCCTGCTGTAACATTTGTATCAACACGAGGCTTTGTGTATGCCATGTATTGAGCAGTTACAACGGGAGCTTGTGATGCTTCTACCGCTTCGGTTGCGATAGGAGCTTCTGATGTTGTATCAGACACTTTGTCCTCCTGTGTTGTAGTTTCCTCAGCGGTTGCTTCGGAATTCTCTGGTGTTTCGCTAGCTGCTACCTCAGCGACCCGTGCGCTGCTTATAGCCGGTTCGGTGACAAGTGATACCTCTTGCAAGGAACTTGACTGTATCCGTAACACGCCATCCTCATTTTTCCATTCGTTGATTTTTACACCAACGCTAAATCCATCTCTCAAACCTGTAGCTGCTTCCTCAAGTGCATCATCAGCTGCAAAAGTCTTAGCCAATTTGAATGTTGCTTCTAAGCCCTGCTCTGTGGCAGTAATATCAACCAATTTGCCTAGTGGCTTTGTGCGCTCATGCTCTAGTAATAATTTGACAGGCTTTGAGAAATCAATACTGTCTTTTTCAAATACTGTTAATCCAGCGCTGGTTGAACCTTCTTCATTCCAAGTTACAATGCGACCAGTTAGCGTTCGCTTATTTGTGTCAGCAGCTGTTATCTCTATTGGGAAATTAATCTTCATCGAATTAGGTCTTCTTCCTCTTGGATTTGCTCAACGCTCATCGCGCCAATGCGGTTTAGGATTTCATAAACTTGCGCTCGCTCTAATGCTGAACCACGCAAGAAATCATCAATGTCAAATCGAGTTTCAATTCCGTTAGGGCAGAAATCGGCTTGAGATAATCTTTGTTCAATTGCAGTAAGTATTGGTCGTAGTGAAAAATCAATTAATGCTTTACGCTCTGCTGTCATGTTTGAATAAGTCATTGAAGTAGTTTCAGCAGATACAAAACTTGCAGGAATTCCGCTTGCTCTGCTAATTTCCAGAGCGAGATATTGACGCGCTTCATTGAGTTGAAGTTTGGCAGGATCAAAACCTAATGCTTGTAATTCAACATCAGCATTTAAGAATGCAGTTGCTCTTGTTGATCTTGACACTCTCCATGATTCTAATAATTTTGTAATTCGCTCTGGAGTAAGATTTGTGCCATTTGATTTAAGAACCATTTGTGGCATTGGTTCTTTTGCATACATTTCAGCTGCTTTTTCTAATTCAGCAGCAGCTTTAATTGTGCGACCTGCACGATTTAGAATTCCTTCATCTAATCCATTAAATACAATTAAAGATCCAATTCCAAATGGTGGAACTCTTTTACCATCTACTGTGTAGTATTCAATTTCTGTGCTGTTGCCATTTAATGATGCAAATACTCTGTTAGGTGCAATTCTTGTCCATGCTCTAATTCTTGAAGCATCAGTTGAAGCATAAGAATCCATAACCATTCCATAGCCCACGCCATATAGCAAAATATCTTCTGCCAACCAACTGTAAATTGCAGAACCTGCAACTCTTGGATCTGGTTGCATAATTACACGATTTGGTCTTATGTGTTCATTTGTAAAATGATTATATTGTTCAAGCGGTAAAGATCCGACTGTTGAACAAATTATATTTCTTGCGCGTGCTCCAGATGGTATTGCCATATATTGTTCACGCGTTGCAGTTGTTGTTCCAAATAAAATTCCGCCAACTAATTGTTGAGCGTTGTAAGGTGCAAGTGCAGCAGCTACATCAACTGGATTTTGTTCTTGTGTTGCGCGAAATCTATCTAATAATCCCATTAGCATATAATATACCATAAAGTCAACAAATTACGCTATTTGAATATCAACTTCCGTTTCTACCTGTGTTGCAAAATAGGTTGCTAAAGCAGATGCCACAGCTGCACAAACTGCGACTCTACTTGCTCTCCTACCGATGATCCATGACCCATCCCCATAGGGCAGTTTCGCAGCGGATAGTGTTTGCTGAGTCAATTCCTCTTGACCCCCATGCTGTAATCGATGGGAATTGATTGCGCCTAACCACCTATCGCATGATTCAGCATATATCGCCCCATCCATATCTGTAATGGGAATTCCAGCAGGAACTAACCGACTCGCAACGGCTTGTGCAGTCCTTTTGGAATAAGCGACAGTCTGAACATTATATTTTCTTACAGAAGGTGCAATATCGTTTGCAACCGCTAAATCATTAATTGAATAATCGTTTGACCATGTGTGGAGTAAAACTAAATTGAATTTCTCACCCGGCAATTTTTGAGTAGCCACTAATGCGCCAAATTTACGATCTGGACTTAAATCTAATCCAAACCAAGTTTCTTTGTCGGGGTCTAATGGTATTGGGTCAGTTTGGCATAAATTCCATTTTTGAACATCAATAGCTGAATTTATTGTGTCAACCCATAAACACAATACTTCAGTTTTTACAATATCAGGCGGATCATTAATAACTGCTTTTAAGTTATCTGGATGAATTGTTGTTCCTAGCGATGGGTTGGCTTGAGCAAATGCTGGCCAATTGATTTCCCCTGACGGAAGGGTAATCGGTGAGTCAGGCTCGGCACTCCATTCAAACCAACCTATCGTGTCTAAAGGATTTGTGCTGGCTGCTAATGCACGCTCCCTTAGTTTATTAAGAATTACAGAATGCTGATCTCCGGCATTACTGTAAATCCAAACCTGCGGATTTTTGGAACTCATCATGGTGTAACGCATTGATGACCAAGCATCCTCATCCTTATATTCTCTTAACTCATCAAGATGAATTGTAGATGGAGCTGAAATACCTCTTGAAGCATTGTTGGCTGCTTTTACCACAAACCTACGACCACCCTTTAATTCCATTTCCTCAGCACCATGTTGCCATCTAATCTTTTTTACTTCACTTGCCAATTTATCGTTTGACTCAATAAGGCTAACCATCTGCCTAAATGTTTCAAGTGATGTAGTTAATCTATGAGCAGAGGATAGCTGTAAGTTCTCGCCCCATACATACATGCCACAAAGTATTCGAAGCATCATAAATGTGGACTTACCATTTTGGCGTGCGATTAAAAGTCCAGCCTCAGAATGATGCCACCTACCATCTGGCTTGACC